ACCCGTCCATATGATGTTTAATAGAAGGCGCCCTAAGATCCCATACCCAATACTCTCTCTTTTGGAGAGAGCTATTAGTACGGGCTTTCTTGGGACGGTCGGGCTCAAGTACTTCGTTAAGGCTGGGACATGCTAAATGCATGTCTTTCCCCGGTATACGCCCATAAACTGAGCGTAAAGCCCCTACGATATAATCGTAGGTATTGAAGCACCGCCTATCCCAGAAGGAGTTTGCATAAGCAATCCAGCTGGAATAGGAGCTAGGCGACGGATATGATGACCAGACGGTCTTTAATTTGACCGGGGTGACGTTGGAGCCTTGGAAGGCGTCCATGCCACACGACTCTCTAAAGAGTCCACTGATACAACTCTTATCGCGGTTTACTTTTAAACCAAACATTTCGAGTTGTTCGATAGCATTCGCGGCTTGCGCCGTGGGGACTATCACATCATCTCCATACACATATATACGCTCTCGCGTATACCCGTCAGATGCTCCCGCAGTGAGGATTGCCCAAACAGTGAGTGCTAGAATAGGAAAGCATAAACAGCTTCCCATTGGAGCAAACTTATTGAGCGGAATAATCCTCCCATCAGGGAGCATCGTCGACGAACTCCTACATGCCTCGAGGCACTTAACCAAGTGCTCCGGGAACAGTAGACGAACTAACAGGAGACTTACTCTATCCGAAGCCTCATTGAGGTCCAGAGTAGAGTACCGACCATCAATACTGCCAAGTATGGCAGCATTTCTGTTCGGTTCCTGTGTAGTGAAACGAACACAGCCCTTTGTCAGGGTATGTCGTTCCACATGATCAACAATGGCCTTCCCTAAGCCTTGCTGAACCCATTGATAATCAACAGGTTCGCAAGAAATAAGGCGGGGGCCTCGAGAATCTTTCGGCACGAGAATAACTCGTGCAGGCAGATCTCTTTCATCGATAGTTTTAAGGCTATCGAATCTATCACTAAGGTGGCTCAAAGATGAATAGAAATATTCATCTAAGTGATACACCTCAGTGATCTTTGCCGAAATATTCGTCCAAAGGTACTTACTCCAGAGCTTTTGCTTGGTAGCAACAGCCCCGGGTCCGTGCCTAGGATAAATATCCAACGGATCAAAGAAAGCAAAAACATTACTAAGTAATATTCTTGCCTCGCGCGCTATTTCATCAACCGTCTTGCTAGTTTTACTAGCATTTCGGCGTACGGAATAGAAGCGGTTAGCAGAATCAAGAACTTTTTGTAGTCCTTGATCTGTTTGTTGGATATCATCCTCAGTTTTCTCAAACTTAAGGATGACTTCATGTTCTTGTTCATCGGTATAAGCTAACTCGTATTTATAAAACATAAATAGGAGCTGGCGAAGTACTCTGACGGAACTTACACACGGTGAAGGAAGTACTGACCCGTCTGGTTTCAAGACTAATTTAAAGAACTCACCCATAAACATGGGAAGTTCAGTCCCGCTTAAGGTTGCAAACCCTAGGCTAGAACAGTTTAAGTTAGAGACTTGAGCAAGGGCTTTATCTAAGCTCTTGCCCAGGCGGGGCAAAGTTTTCGTGAGAAAACTTAAGCCTTCCTTCTGGACTCTGCTTTTGACCTTGTTAACGGTCAATCGCATTGCCCGAATGTTGAACACATCCCCATGCGACGTATGAACGTCGTGGAGATATGCAGCGATGATTTTACTTTCATCTAGGCTCTTATTGGATACCATAAGG